GTTGGTCAGACGACCCTTTAGACGGATTAAAGATTATGAAAAATGATTTACAAATTTTCTATAATTCTGATAAAGATATTCAAGAACTCAATGCAAAAATCGAATACTTAAAAGTCACAATAGATTATCTCAAAGAGTGTATGCAAAATATCACTTGGAGACACCAAACGATTAAGAATACAATCGATTGGAGAAAATTCATGGCGGGGTCATAATGCCACTACACGAAAAACATGTTTGGATTGCAGAAGCATTTTTTACACCTTCAGAAGTAGATTCTATACTTGCAGTTGCAAATAAAAAAGATTGGGACGAAGGAAGGATTGGTTTTGATGGTGGACGAGACCCTGATGCACAAGAATCTGATAGTGGTGCAGTAAATAGTGAAATCAGACAATCACAAGTTAAATGGTTAATGGTTGACGAAATGAATGAAGAGTTTCACAAAAAACTCTATTCTGCAGTTCAATATGCCTGTGGAGATAATCATTGGAACTGGGAATTTACTAATTGGGAAAATTATCAATTTACAAATTATACTGCAAAACCAAATTTACCTAAAGGTGACTTTTATACTTGGCATACTGATGCAGGCCCACCAACACGTTCATCTTATGAGGACGGAAGTATTCGTAAATTAAGTTGCACAATTCAATTATCAGACCCCGATGATTATGAGGGTGGTTTATTTCAATGGTTAGAACCCGTTGGAACTTTCGATAAAATTCAATTAGGTCAAAGAACAGTTGGTTTAGATGATATGACTAAGACAGCACCATTTAGTGCAAAGACACGTGGTTCTATTATTCTATTTCCTTCAGACGTTCACCACCAAGTCACACCCGTGACACGTGGTTCTAGAAATTCATTAGTAGGTTGGTTATTAGGACTACCCTATAAGTAAAATGGTCAGAGTATCAAAGATTGACGATGTCTTCATGAAAGTTCATTGTGACGATGGACTTGCACGTGACCTTTACGATTTCTTTTCTTTTACAGTTCCGAATGCAAAATTCATGCCGTCTTATAAAAATAAATTTTGGGACGGAAAAGTTAGACTGTTTTCAATCAAAACAAAAAAGATTTATATTGGTCTACTTCCATATGTAGACGAGTTCTGTAGAGAACGTGGTTTTGAGTTTGGTGGTATAGAAGAAGTAATTGGAAGTAAGACAAAGATTACAGACGAAGACGTGGACTTCTTTATTAATGGTGATGACCTAATCCCAGGCTTGGGACTTCCTTTTCAACCACGTGATTATCAGATAGACGCATTCAAGACTGCAGTGCAATATGGAAGACAATTATTACTTTCACCAACTGCAAGTGGGAAGTCGTTAATCATATATATGTTATGTAGGTGGTATGAGGGTGAAATGTCCTTACCGAATGCAAAAACAGTTATCATAGTTCCTACAACTTCTCTAGTAGAACAAATGTCAAAAGACTTTGAGGACTATGGATACAATAAAAAGATTTGTAAAATTTATTCGGGTCAGCCTGTTTTTGATTCGGACATCACAATCACCACTTGGCAGTCATTTGCCAAGGCTCCTAAGAATGTCTTGGAAAGTTTCGACATTGTCATCGGAGACGAAGCACACCTCTTCAAAGCACAAACACTAAAAGGTATTCTAGAAAAAATGAAACACACTGGTGTTCGTTTTGGAACTACTGGAACACTAGACGGGTCAGAAGTTCATAGATTACAACTAGAAGGTCTGTTCGGCCCAGTCAAGAAAGTAATATCGTCATACCAACTCATGGAAGAAGGAACCATTGCAAATTTAGAGATAGATTGTGTCATACTTCGTCATACTAAAATGAAAAAAATGACATACCAAGAAGAAATGGATTACTTGGTATCGAGTGATAGTAGAAACAAATTTATAACAAATTTAGTTGCAAGCCTTAAAGGTAATACATTAGTATTGTTTCAATACGTAGAGAAACATGGTGAAGTGTTATATCCTATGTTAGAAGGGAGAGTTAAGGACTTACACTATGTCTATGGTGGAACAGACACCGAAGATAGAGAAACAGTTAGAGAGGTTGTAGAAAAGTCAGAAGATAGTGTCATACTAGCGTCATACGGAACCTTCTCTACTGGTGTTAATATAAAGAAAATTGATAATGTAGTTTTTGCAAGTCCTTCTAAATCAAGAATTAGAAACTTGCAGTCCATTGGTCGTGGTCTAAGAAAGACTGAAGGTAAAGAAAAAATGAGATTATTTGATATTGCAGATGATTTACAATGTGATAATTTCACCCTTGGTCACCTCAAAGAACGTATAAATATTTACAACGAGGAAAATTTTTCATACGAAATAAAACAATTTGACTTAGACTAATGGCAACCCCAAACGATTTACTAACACAAAATTACGAAGTGGTAAAACTGAAGACTGGTTCAGAGATTGTTGGTATGGTCAGAGAAACCAGTGAAGGTATAGACGTGACACTTCCTATGATATGTCACTTATCAGTTCAACAACCAATCAATCAAACACTTGCAACCTTTTATCCGTATGCACCTTTGAGTGAAGACCCAATCATTAAGATTCCTTTTGACCAAGTGTTGCATAGAAGTAATATGAATTCTCAATTCATTCCGTTCTATGACGAAGCTTCTGCAAAGTGGTTGAAAATGGTTGAAGATAAAAACATTCCTCTAACGAATGACATTCATGCGTCAAAAGATTACATGAGAAAAGCAGTTGACCAAATTCTTAAGAATGTCAAAGAAGAAGATTTGTATGACGAGTTCTATGAAGAAGCACTCGAAGACGAATTCGAAAGTGCAGTCCCACCAACCGATAAAAAGAAAATTCACTAATTCTATTTCTTAGGATTTTTAATTACCTATATAGTATCGTTATTACGAAAAGTTATAACACATTATTAGTTTTAATTATAATTTGCATAAGGAAAAAACCATGACCAAAGCTATATTGATAGCGAAGAGCATGGTGAGTGAAATCGAAAACATTAGAGAATCCGAGATTACTTCAAAGGCTATCGACGCAGTAGAATTCATAACACTGTTGACTCTTCCAATACTATTACCATTAGGTATTATGATAATATCCTCTAACGGGTATTAAGCAAGGTTGTGACTAAAGGAATATGTCACAAAAAAAGATAGAATACATCAAGGAACGATTAGAGTTAATCACACTCTGTTCTATCTTTGTGCTTTCATTATTGGGAGTTAATCCTCCATCATGATTCAATGGATACAAGACATTATCGAATTTTGTAAACAATTCCCAGGCTGGTCAGTTGCATTTTTCTTATGTGGTTATGTAATAGGGAGTGTATATTTCTAATATGGAATTTATAATAATATCAATTTTATCAATTATCGTGTCTGCATTGTATCTTAAGTATGCACCTATGCACGATTTACGTATGGCAATCTATAGTGCAGAAGATTTGAACACTGCAATGAACGTCAGAAAATTACAAAAGGAAGAGAATGAGTCTAGAAAAGAAGGCATTACAAGCAGTTAATTTATCTCCAAGTGAATCAATGGTAGAGAAAATTGTTGATGTTCACCCAATGAAACAAGTTGCAATTATGTCAGTTGTTCAAATCCTCGTATTCGGATTCATGTTATTGTCGTTTTGGACAATAGGACAATTTGTATGACTAAATATATAATATACACAATGGTTGTAATAACATTCTTTTATATTACTATCGGTGAAAAAGATAGAATGGGAACCCGTGCAATTATGAGGGAGAACGTTGTTGTATCGGGTGCATATATCCCTTCTTAGTATATATCCCCGCTGGGACATAATTATTTTATCATAGATTTCCCACATGTCTAGTGGGTTTCTTCAAATAATTCAAAAAAATAAATACTTAAAAACCCCCTTACAATATAAGGATTTTTGTGTATAATAGATACATGACTACTAAAAAACAAAATGAACACTATGTTAATAACAAGGAGTTCACACTAGCAGTCGCCGAGTTCAACGAATCAGTTAAACTTGCCGAATCAAAGGGTAAAACACCCCCAAGAATGCCAGAATACATTGGTGAATGTATCTATAAAATTGCGACTCGATTATCGACTCGTCCTAATTTTATCAATTACACATATAGAGATGAAATGATATGTGATGCAATTGAGAATTGTATTCAATATAT